TCTCTAGAAGCAATACCTTTAGTGACAGCAATACCAAGAGCTGCAATAGCGCGACCCCAAGCTGATGTTTCTAAGGTCATCATTTCAGCGCCTTTAGCAAAGCCTCTAGCTGGTACACGTTCCCAAGCCCAGCCACTTGCATAAGCCATCTTGTCGCGTTCAGGGTAAGCAAACGCTTCACCATAAATGTATGTTTCGCCGTTGAACTCCAAGACACCTTTGTATTGAAAGTGCAAAGTGCCCTCTGGGAATTTGTCGTAAAACATTTGTATTCTGTCTTTAACTTCTATGTAGTTTTTTAGATAATCCATTTAATTAACTCCTATAAATATGCCGTGGAATTCTTGCAATTGTTGTAGCTTGTTTTCGCAATCACATTCCCTAAAAGTGCATTGGGTTTTGTGGTAAAAAAACATTTTATGATATGCGTCGGTTAATAGTTCTGATATTGGATACCAGACTTTATCCATATATTGCCCCTTTCGTTAAAGAAAGGTTAAGGCTCACCTATGTCAAAACACGGCATTGAATTATAACAATTTGATAACGGCTTTAACGCCAGAGTTCGCCCTCAGCTATAAAAGACCCATCATTGTTAAAAGACACTAGCTCAGGTTTCACTACCCCATCTTGCTCATATACCACAGCAAAGCCAGCCGACCAATTCGCAATGTTTTCTTTTAAATAACTCATTTTTTTAATGTCGCAAAGATGCCCAACTTCAACACCTGTAAGAGTTGTTTGCTTGCCCCCAAAACCATAACTTTGTCGCATTATTCCTTGACGATGCGTATGAGAACATATAACCGATTTGTTAGTCTTAACTGCCAAATTAAGAGCTGTAGCACCTGCCATAGAAAACAACCTGGACTCGTCGCCGTGAGCGAGAAGCCAACCTTTAGTAAATTCTTTTAATGACCTGTTATAGGTTATGTTAAGTTCTTTGTCGTTGTAACCTAAAAGGTTTTCTATTTTAATGCAATCCAAAACTGCCATCGCGGGACTAAATTTTTGGACGTATTTCTCAATGCGTGCTGTGTGATTACTGCGTTGCATTATGAAAGGCTTACTGCGTCCAATAGCACTACGGAATTCTTTGAGTAAGCCTTTCAAACCTATTATATTCTTTTGTAACGAACCCTCAAATTCTAAGGCTGTTCCACGTGCATAGGTTGAGATTGTTTGACAATCAAGTTCATCACCAACACACAATAGTTTGTCTGGTTTCACATAATCAACATAATTAAGAAGTGCTTCGACGTACGATTTCTTTATAAAAGGGTATTGCAAATCTGAGATTACGACGTAACGTTTTATAGTTACCTCTTTCGTTTAGGCTTGCCTAACTCTTTACTAATACTATCTATAGTACTACGAATTTTAACAACATCTATTTGTAGGCGTGTCACTTTATCGTTTAATGAAGTCCCTGAATTTGGATACAATTGAGATTTCATTTTAGTAATCTCTGCAGTTGCTTTAATAACCAAAACAAGAATAGTAATAAGTAAACCAATAATGCCAATAAGTTCATTTATCATCTACTGACCCTCGTACCAATCTGGTCGGTAAAAATCGTCGTCATCTTCATCTTCATCAGGTGCAAGCGTAAATTGGTATTTTTCAGCTGCATAGTTGATAATGCCAAATACTGAGTGTTGTGGCATATCTGCGTTTGCTGCAATCTTAATTGTTTTCTTTTTGCCATCAAACATTTCTAAACAACAGACAAAGCCTGTGATTAGTTTGCCGTCTTCGTGAGCTGTGTTAATAATGCGTACAAGTTCACTAGCCATAACGTCTGGTAATTCAATAACAGTTTTTTTAGCTTTAGGTTTACTCATAATCCAAATGCCTTTCCGTTAAAATCGCCTGATTTATCAAAGGATATATGAATATGTGAAACGTGTGGGTTAGCACCTTTGTAGACACGCCAAGCCCAGTTTTGACGTGGTGAGGCTATTCGGTGTTGATGAATAACGTAACTAATCCTTTTGTCGCCTTTAAGTGCAATTGTCTTAATTTGTTCGGCTAATAACCAGGATTCTTTAGATGAACCTTTAACAAGGTCTGAATCAATATCTATAGCACGTACCCAACCATTCTTATCTGGGTTGTGGTCTGACTTACGTGCGTTGTGTGAAGTGTCGCCTATCCAGCCGTCACTACGTTTATCGCGATTAGGATACTTGGTATTTATTTCAGAGCGTAATTGCTCAGCTGCGTTACTTAGTCTTGGTTTTGGCATTAGGGTTCATAGCTCCCATTGAAGCAGCTACGACAGCACCTAACACAGCACGATAGTCAAGGGCGAAGTCTGTTGCTTGCCAAGCTGCTAAGAAAGCAATTGCAGCTAAAGATAATTGTTTGTAATTAAAGGATTGCATCTAATTCTTCTTTTGTGAGTCCTGCTATTTCACCAAGTTTTTTAATTGCTGAATCGCGTGCATCTTGTTTGGCTTTATACTCGGCTTCGAGTAGGCGTTGTGCTTCTGCTGTGGCTTCCCTGTCTGCAATAAATGCTTCTTTGTCTGCACCTTTAAGTTCAATAACTTGGTCGTCAATACCAATCATAATTTTTTCAGTTGCCATTATTCATTCACTCCGTAAATAGATATTGAACCAGTCATAGTTCCTGAATCTGGAAAAATTGTCAATCCATCATAAGAAGTTGTTACTGTGGCATTTCCACCAAACCATCTTGGCGGTCTGCTTGTTATTGCACCAGGAACAAATGAGCCATAAGAATTAAAGGTTGTTTTTAATGCTTTTTCTGGATTAGAAACTAAAATTTCTGCTGTTCCTGAATCGGGGTTAAAATTTCCCCACATACGCCAAGAAGTTCCGCCATACGAGGAAGTAAATACTAATCCACTGCTGCTTGCATTTGTTACTACATCTGTCGAGTTGTAATTAGATGAAGTGTTGTCAGTTCCGCTTGCTCTTAATCTTCCTAAGATATAAGGACTTGCCGAAGTAGAATCAATGTTTAATAGAATTTTATAATTTGTGTAAGTACTTGTAAAAACATCATTTATTGATTGACTAGATACTCCACTAAAACTAGTTGTATTCAGTAAAACCATTCCAGCCTTTTTTGTACCAAGAGCTGTATTCATAGACGCGTCAATAGCGTCACCAAGGGTTTCAATTGCTGTAGCGCCGTCTTTTACCAAATCGGTTGAAGTTGGTACAGCCCAGCCATAATTAGGGGTAGTAGTTGCCATTGTTCTAGTTTATCCTTTTCTTAAATAACGTCAAGCCAACGAGTAGCATTATCCAGGTTTTGCCATTGAATAACAGAATTGTAGTCTTCCCATTGTACATCAAGAGTTGAGTAGATTGAGTTAGAAACAGACATAGTTAATTCAAGGTTCTTGCGTCCTAGTGTCCAAGTCCAACCCTCAACAAAGCCCTCATTGTAGCCCTCAGGTATTAAACCTACTGGAATATTGTCTAAGTATAAAAGGGTATCCATTGAGACACCTAAAAGGTTATCTCTTACAGTATTTGTCATATCTGAATGAGCCAGGTTGACTGTAACTTCTTCTAATGAGACTTTAGGTGTTCCTCTGTAGTTAACAAAGTTTGTAGCTTGTTCTGTTGCGTCTGCTGTTTCAGCAAGAATTGTAGACCTAACTTCTTGCAGTAAACCATAGTTATTTATTGAGGTGTCGTTTTGTGCTGCTACTTCTAAAACTGGGTCATCATATTGGATAACAACGCTGTTAACAATGTCTGCTGTTTGCAACCTGGTTTGTATGTCAGCGTTTACAAGATTAGCGTCAAGTTCTATCAAATTGGTTGTATAGTTTGCGCTTCTTCTTTCAGCATCGGCATAACCAATTGAAAATTCTGGTGTGTCATATAAATACCCTAAAGCTGATTGTTGGGTTGTGTCCGTTAAGTTGTATGCTTGGTCAATTTCTGCTGGTCTTGCCAACACTTCATAACGTCCTGCGTCAATTGTGTCTATGCCCTGAACACCATAGTTAGCCCAAGTCTCAGTTGTAAAATCATTCCAAGTAAAAGTATTACTAATGTCTTCCCAAGCAACATACAAAGTTTCTTCAAGAATACGTGTAATACGTGCGCCGTCTAATTCTTCTGGGTAAGCAACAGCACCAGCGTAACGTTTAACAAGTAAACCAAGAGCACCAATTGCTTGAATTTGTAACGTGTTTGGTTTACCACCTAAACCTGCGCCCTCAAATCTGTTATAAACACCTGACACTTCACCAGTAAACAATTTTATAAAAGCACCTGTTGAATCAGTAACCTCTATTAGTACTGTATCTAAAAGTTCAACTACTGGGCTTGTGCCATCAAGGTTTAACAATTCTATATTGCAATAGCTTGGTTGTGTTGCTTCAAAGAAATCATTACGACCATAAGTTATTGTGCCGTTTTGTAAAGTTGTTGAAGTTTGTATTGTACCTGCAATAGTTACCCGATAGGTTGGCGTATATACAGTCATAATTACCTACCTGGAATAAATGGTTTTATACCTGTTGTTTTGGTTGCTGTTGTTTGTACTTTTACTATGGCTCTAGCTGTGGCTTGTGGGTCTATTGCGCCTTTAATATTGTTGTTAATAACAACTGATGGTTTTGGTTTGCTTGTTAATGAATCAGGAATGAAAGCACCTACAACTGGTATGCTGTTGGCTTTGTCTATTGCTTCTTGTATTTTGTTTATAAAGTTTTGAATGGTTTGGATTGATTTTGCAATAGCGTCAACCATTAAAGCAATAATGTCAATGATGCCACCGATGATTTGACCAATAATTTTAAAGGCTTCACCTAATCCGATTGCTAAAATTGGTATAAGTATGTTTTTAGTAAATTCTGCCAATGCTTTAAATAAATCAAATAAAGGTTGTAGTTTTTCTCTGTTTCTGTCTATTGCACTTGAGATGGTGTCAAAAGCCATTTTAATGCCATTAAAGATTGGCGTAAAGATTTTTTGAAGATATTGTAGTGCGCCACCTAAATCAACATCAACCGATTTGGTAACGTTTTGAAAACCCTCAACAAATTTGTTTAAGAATGGCAATGCTTTTTCTGTTATGAATCCTAAAAGTTTTTCAAGTATTGGTAGTAAAGCTGCGCCTATAGATTCTTTGGCTTCATCTATTGCAATCTTGACTCGTTCCATTCTGCCTGCAAATGAGTTGGCTGCAATGTCTGATTGTCCAGCAAAGGTTTTGGCTAATATTTCTTGGGCTTTATTAAAATCTTTAGATTTAACAATTGCTTCATCAAGAGGAACGCCTATACGTTTTAATGCACCCAGGTTGCCATCGTAGGCTTTACCAAGTGCTTCTGTGACTGTTGCAAGGTCTTTACCTGTACCTGCAGATATATCAAGGGCTAATTGTTGAAGTTTTTGTGCTTTAGTTATATCTTTTGTAGACCTTACAAGTCTGTCAAGGCTTGGACGTAATTGGTCGTCTGTAACGCCTTTAGCTAAGGCTGTTTTATTTATGTAATCTTCTACGCCTTTGATTTGGTCTTTAGTTGCTTTGGTTGTGTTCTTTAATGTTTGAGCAAGACTTAGTTGGGCTTTTTCATCTTCAATGGCAGCTTTAACAGCTTGTACACCAATAGTTATAGCAGCTGCGCCAGCTGCAGCGCCAAGAGCTGCAAATGCAAGAGCACCTGTTTTTAATGCCCCACCAAGTTTGTCTGAGAATGAACGAGACTCTTTATCGGCTTTATCTAAACCTTGAATGAAATCTTTAGTGTCAGCAAGTAACGCTAATTTAAGTGTTCTAATATCAGCCATTAAACTCTACCTGTCCAAGCGTTTTTAATTTTTTCAAAACCTTGTAACCATTCCTGAGCAATCGTAGGTTGAAATCTTGACATAGCACGATACAACCACCAACCCTCTTTACCACCCTTGCCAGAGCGTCTAGGAAATTGTTTGTATTGCTTTGACCCGAATTCATTACCCATTATGACATAGCCAGCACTAAAAGCACTAGCCCCAACTTTTTGCCTACCACCAATACTAAAACTTGGTGCTTTGTCTGACTTAGATATTTTAATAGATTCAGCAACGGCTCTAGCTTGTTTAACATTATATGGAGCGTTGTTCGCTGCACCTTTAGCGTAATTAGCACCACGTTCGGCTAATTGTTTAGCAATATCTTTCATATCATTTTTTGCTATATCGTCCATTTTACTAAATGTGCGAAGTAAAGCACGATAGTCTTTATCTACTGGAACAAGTCTTAATGCTTTAGCCATTATTGCGTTCCACTAAAATTTCTACAGCTGTGGTAAAAATCTCTGGGTCTTCTAATAACCAAGTTCGGGCAGGTATTCCAGTTTGAACGGCTAACTGGACTGCTATCCAGCCTATTGAGCCTGCCCTGTAAC